TTTGAGCTGTTCTACCCGTTACTGTGTCTGTAATTACGCAATATACATTACCTGTAAAAGATCTAGGGCCACATATACCACCGCAACATACTGCTGCAGAGAATGTTGTATTAGATAATGTTGGTGTTGATATGTTAAATACCCCACCAACTGAATACCATTGATATGTATAACTGCCTGATCCACCGGTAGCTGAAGCATATGCAGCTGATGATGTGTAGACTGTTGGGCAGCCACTGTTATTTGTTGTACCAGTCAATGTGGTTGTATTGATACTAGCTGTAAATGTTGGTGACGATGGTGTTGGGGTAGGTGTTGGTGTTACTGATGGTGGGGCGCCTAATGATTGAGATGGTGTTAATGATGGTGTTACAGAAGGTGTGGTTGATGGTGTCGTTGATGGTGTTATTGATGGGGTAATACTTGCTGAAGAGCCTATTGATGGTATCACCGATGGTGTTGGTGTTATACTAGATGTAATTGAAGGTGTTGGTGTGACTGAAGGAGTTACTGAAGTTGTTATTGACGGTGTTACTGATGGGGTCACCGTAACTGATGCTGATGGAGTTATTGATGGGGTTGGTGTTGCTGACGTATTTGGTATTGGTCCGCAAACACCAGTACTTATTAATGTTGCAGCACCACCACTTCCACTTGGGAAAGTAATTGATGAACTGTGCTGTACGCAAATTGTAGAGCCGTTTGTAATATAACTTGTAACTGATGATCCACCACAAATATTGTAAGTAACTGGGCCACCACCTGCTGTAAAACCATAAATGTAATAAGCGTCGCAAATAGTTGCTGAAGGTGATACTGATGGGGTAATTGAAGGGGTTGGTGATGGTACTGGGTAACATGGTCCACCTTTTTGGGCTGTACCGAGAGTAGTGACTAACGTACCATTTATTGCACAAATTGATGTGTAAAAGAATTGTGACTGTGCATTATAGTATGATACTTCATTACCTGATGCGCAATCCTTATAGTAAAATGAAAGTTCATATAGACCTACACCGTAATATGAAGCTTGCATTTGATAGTTTGTACAGCCGTATGGTATGGATGGTGTTGCTGAAGGTGTTGCTGAAGGTGTTGCTGAAGGTGTTACAGATACTGATGCACCAATAGATGTTGATGGGGTTAATGATGGTGTTGGTGTAGGAGAAGTAATTGAGAATATAGTATTTACTGTCTGTAAAAGTTGTTGGAAATTTGTTATCTTTATGTTTGTTAAATCAGCAACTGCTGCACTAGCTGTATATAAACACTCAAAAACTCTATTTAAAACTTGCGGTGCTGTTTTTTCATTTACATTAACAAAACAATTATTATCAAAAACTAAATTTAATAATTGTTTTTCTGTATGAGTTAAAGGTACTATATCACCGGAAATAATTGTACTTGTTTGTGGTAAAAAGGAGCCTGTAAATCTATAATTTAAATAGTTAGCTAGTGCCTGGTAATTATACATTAACTTCATTAACGCTTTATTAATGATTGTGTTGCTTACAAACTCGTCACCATTTTTGTTGTAAGGTGGGAAACTATTACCATCTGGGCTTACAAACAAAATTTCGTCTTCATTGTAAATGTTAAAGTTAACATAACTTACATTTGAAATAGCCTGTAATATGGCTGTTACAGAAGGCGTTGGTGTTGGGGATATAGGCATATTACACTACTATTATATTATTCTGTATAGATTGGTTATACAGGAATGGGAATTTATAATATGGCAATTGTAAGTTGGACTTTAAAATTGATATATCTAGATCGGAATAATTTGGATTAAACACTAATAATGAAAGCCCATCCTCAGTAATTGTTGTACCATCTGCTAATACCCTTTGCATGTAAAAAGTTTGAACACCATTTACACTTAAAATTTGCTTGACTAAATCGTTTAGGTTAATTAACTGACCGAGTTGGCAGTCAGCTGACGCAAAATAAGTTATAAAAATATTGTTTACAGAATTTATGATATAATTGTTATCAACTCTTATATCATTTGTTCTTTGAATAACCAAAAACGAAGTGTTAGCAATATCTGTTGATAATGTTTCACCAGGAGCTTGTAACCCAAGAGTAAATGCTGTATAGATTGGGTCTTGTGGAATTAACTCCATGTTTAATGCTTTTAAGTCTTGCATTTCAGAAATAATAGCATTTTTTTGTGAGTTTTGTAAGAAGTACTGGTTATTATTTGCATCAACGGTTTGAATTGATGGTGTTAAGAAAATGTATATGTTATTGTCTTGACCAGCAAATGAAAAATTAACCTCATTGTACATATAGCGTGGGTCTGTATTTGGTCTTGTAATACCCAAATTATAGTAGTACTGGATGACACCGTTGATATAATCGTAATTGTTTACAACTTGTGAGCTGATTACAATGTTACTGAAGTTTGTTGAAATGAATGTATTAAAGTCATCCGCAGTAATGAGTCTGTTTTGACTGTAGAACGTCTTTGGGGCATTTTGTCTAATTTGATCAACTGTCTCAGGCTGAGCTGGTGGTGCTGAACCTAAGTTGTTTGAAAATGCGATATAGCCAGCTTGACTTGTAGTAATGTAATTTAAATTTGGATTAAACACATTACTTGCAATAAGGTTAAATTGTGGGGTTGTGTAGAAGTTTAAGTTACTACTGTTAATAGCATTTACAGAAACGTTACCAGCTGCACCCGCACTTTGAATATAATAAATGTAAACAACATCACCGGTGTTCAATTGCTGACCAAACACACCATTACCAAATTTTATTTCATAAAAACCATTTTCGTTGTATCTTAATTCGTAAGCAGCTGATGTACTGTTTTCTAAAAATAGTGAATTGGTTAAATTGAATTGTGTATAAACACCAGTTGAAAAATTTTGTACATATACGTTTATGCTTGTTTGATCAATATTAACTGGTTGGTTTGTTATATTGTCTTTGACTAGTAAAGTAAAAACTTCAAATGTTTCACCTGTTGCAACTTGTCCTGGGTATTCAACATACTGGCCTTGGTATAAAAGATTTTCGTTGTAAAGAGATGTTAAGTCATTTTGTCCAGATGTTGGTACATTAAATGTCACATCTTTAATAAACGAATATATTATACCATTTACTGATAAGAACGAATATCTTGGAATGGTATAAATGCCTGGAAGTAAATTTTGGTTTGAAGTGGCTTGGAACGAAAGTATTGATGTATTATAACCGGACGGATTATAGTTAATAAGCTTAACCAGTCTGTTCATATTTTCATAAATCGTTGCTTCATTAAACATCGATTCACTACTTGTTTGGTTTAGATAGAATAGAAGGTAGTGGTAAGAAAGAGCAATAACGTCTGTAATAGCTGCTAAATTACTGCCTTCATAATTTTGATCTGTAAATACACCACCTTGGTTAAGCCTGTTGATAATGTATTGCTTTAAAGTTAAAGCGTCAAATGACGTGTAACTGTTTTGTGGTAAAGTGTAATCTGTAAGGGTATCTGCCATGTTATGTGTTTATAAAAAATCCAGATTTATCTAACGCACCAACTATTGTTACTTGTTGTGCTCCAAATCTTGGTACAATAATATTCAACCCAACCGTGTATGAATTGTTATCTACATCAGGGTAAACAGTTACATTAACTATATTTACTCTTGGTTCGTACGCATTAATAGCACTGTAAAGAGCATTACCAATCGATTCAGCTCTATCATTAGTGATAGGTTGGAATAGTATGTTACCTAACCCAACTCCAAACACCGGGTTCAATGGTTTTTGGCCAGGGTTTGTTGAAATAATACTGGCTATGCTATTTGATATTGCGGCTAAATTGTAGTCAGCTTGAACATCTTGTATTTGTTGTGTTTTGTATAGCTGATTACTGTAAGTAGTGCCTATGGCTAAATCCAAATGTAAATCTGAAAACACTTGAGCGTTACTTTTGGTAGAATTAACGTTAGCGAGTGCTTGTAACGATATGGTTGCCATGCTATAATTATTTAAACCAAATACAGAAATACACAAAGATTACATAAATAATAATATGCCTAACAAGTTTTTAACACTGGTTGAAAATAATATTGCTCGTTACACAAATGGTGGTATTTTAGTAAGTGACGTTGTCAAGTTTATCAAGAATTACGCCAGTAAACCATCGTTCAAAGAGCTATCAGATTCAATGCAGGAATATATTCATGAATTTATCAAGGACGCTACTGATAGAAAAAAGAATATAAGAGTTATTGATATAAAGACAAAGTATCCAACAAGTGCACCAAACGATGAAGATAACAGAGGCAATATCTTTTCATTAGAGTTAGCAACGGAGTTAGCACCAGGCTATTACGATGTAAATCGCAAGGTAACAGTTCCAAGTGATTTAGTCATGGTTGATAATGATTATATCAACTTACCACCAACCCATGCTTACAAGCATAAGGAAAAGAGACAATTTAAGCCAGTACCTCCAGAAGAAGATAACGAAACACCGTACAACCCATATCTTCAAACACTTTACTCGCAAGATGGTAACAAACTAAGACGGTCAGAAACAAAATTAAACAACGTTAATGTTGTTATACCATCAAAGCCAGACGTTACGGCAAAGTCTCCTGAAGTAAAGGGCTTTAGTAAGGTAGAAAAGCCTTTATCAAAGAAGATGTACAACTAAGCTAGTTTTTCTAGCTGTACAAAGCAAGCAAACGCGTTAATTTCCTTATCAAGGACAAATGCGTCTCTATAAAGATGATCGCTAATTAAAAGTATTGATTGCTTTTTGTTATCAGCATTCATCTGACTATTGTAGATATGATTAAGATATAGCTTTAGAAGGTTGCCGTAGTCTCCTTGAAATTCGTTTTCGTTCTCAATAAGGTACTTACGAAGATCTAAAACATTTTTACCTTTGAGATAAACTTCAATCTTGTTAACTATCTCATTTTTATCACTAACATCTTTTACAATAAGTGAACCAGTAACACCACACTTTTGTATGATGTTAATGGTCTTTCTAATGTCCGGGTAGTTATCTTTGATAACCTTAACGAGGTTCTTTTTTTCTTCCTCTGGTAACTTAATTTTTTCTGCTTTTAGAATATGTACCACTCTAATTAAGACCTCTTGTATGGGAGGGTTAAGGTCAAAGTATTGTGTTCTACTCTGTATAGCAGGAATGATTTTGTGTTTGTAATTAGCTGTAAGAATAAAACGAGTATAACCACTATACTCTTCCATCGTATTACGCAATGCTCTTTGACCATCTAACGTAATACCATCAGCTTCGTCTAAGATAACAACCTTTACATTACCGTCTATACTCTTCGTCTGTGAAAAGTTACTAACCTTAGAACGAATTGTATCAATACCGTTTTCATCTGAAGCATTAATATAAAGGTATTGGCACTTTAGAATATCTTGAACAATAATTCTTGCAATTGTAGTCTTACCTATACCAGGGGTACCAACAAATAGTAGGTTCGGTATTTCATTTGTAATAGACTTGAAATATTTCTTGTTATCTTCCGATAACACCATTTCATCTAGTGTTGCGGGTCTGTATTTTTCTACCCAAAGATTGTCAAACATATTATTTTGTACCAGATGAACCAAACCCTTTTTCGCCACGCTTAGTTTCACTTACTTCATCAGTAAATAACACTTCTGATAATTCGTTTTTAAATACAACTAATTGCGCAACTTTATCACCTTTTTTGAAGGTGTGTGTTCTTGTCCCATCAAAATTTCTAAATAAAATATCAAGACTTCCTCTATAGCCTTCATCTATAATACCCGGATGGACAGCAAGATTATGTTTGAACCCGAGGCCACTCCTGCATGCTACTTGAATCCAGTAACCGGGAGAAATAAACGCAAGTTGTAAACCGATTGGTACAACCTTAGATTCACCAGGAGCAATAATAACATCATCTGTACAATATACATCCCACCCCGTGTCGTTAGAATGTGCTTTTGTTGGCAACTTTGCGTTTATATTAAGGGGTTTAAATTGAATTTGTATCATATCCTTTATTATATATTAATAAAATTGACTGTCAACCTGTATTAAGGTACTAATTAATTAAATGAAACAATAGTATGTATACTTAATTATTAATAAATTAAAATGCAAGACTTTTTGTACAAAAATTTTTAACACACATTAACGCAAAATATAATGAATTATTCTACAATCAAACTAACGGAGATGATAATTTTGTTGCTAAACAGCAGCATAAATGTTTGTTTAAAGGGGATAGTAGATTGCAAGCTAGTTTAAATCAACAAATTAAATAATAAGTAATCTAAATGGCTGATGCAAATGTTAACAATGCTGTAGATCAATTACTGCAGCAATTACAAAATAAAGGAACTCCTGCTAAACCTGAAAACCCTAAAGAGGAACTATCTAAAGAAGATGTTGAAAAGTTCCTTATTGAGTACTCAAGCCAGTTAATAAAAGGAACTGTTGAAACGGTACAGGGGTTAAAAGGGTACGTTGCATCTGCTCCAAATGCAGAAGAAGTGGAGGCTTTAGCTGCATTAGTCAATTCTTCTGCTGCAGCTATTGAAACGCTTAATAAGATTCTCATCAACAACAAAAATATCGATGCAAAGTTTAAGTTAAAAACTATGGACATCGAAAGTAAAAAAGAACTTCAAAACAGTGAGATTCAAGGTAAGTTGCTCATGAACAGAGAGGAACTTCTTAAGAAGTTAATTGATGAAGCAAAGG